TCTCCAGTACGGCGTGGTATCATGTGTACATGTGGATACATCACAGTTTGCCCAGCTGCCTCGCCAAAGTTAATACCAATGTTGAATCCATCGCATTCACCTTGATCAACCATTTTGTTGCCATGTGTTATTGCTGAATAAACTGCCTCATTGATTATGCCCACATTATTGTATCGTGGAACAAATAGCAAATGTCCTGGGGCAACTGGATAGCGATCACGATATACTACTATGTGAAAGTCTTCCCATACTACATCATCCCAAGGAGCAACACCTTGTCGTTGAGCCTGTTCTAGATCAATCATACCAATCATCGCTTTCCATATAAACTGATGCTTGCTCACGAGCAGACTCCATGCTCTCTGCAACAACAGTAAGAGTGGCAACACCGTGTTTGATATGAATATCAAACGGTACCCGACCCATGGGTAACCAGCCATCGTCAACTCGCAAACGAACTTTGTAGCTTCGCATTTGCTGTGCTCGGCTTATAATTTCTTGAGTATATTCGGCTGCACTTTTCATATCAGTCTCGTGGCATTGATGCTGCTTCTTTGACTAGTACTAAGAGTTCTTCAACTGTTGGTACTATAATTTTAGTATTCTTCCATTCATCGTCACCATCACGCCCGCCAACTTCAATCATAAATCCGTTGTCGTACATATTGATAGTAAATGCTTCATTTACCTTTGTTAGCTTGTCACTGATTGTTGTTGCCATGATTATCTCCTATCTCCAAAAAGTTGCAATAAATTCAAGAACAAGTTGATAAAGTCCATGTACAAAGTCAACGCACCACGAACTTCTGCGCTGTCGCTAGTCTCTACGCTGAGTTCTTCACGGATCTTCTGTGTGTCATAGGCAGTTAGGCCAAGGAAGATAATGATGGCCAATGCCGAAATTACCAGTTGCATAACTGTACTACCAATAAAAATATTAACAATACTGGCAATAACAATAGCAATCAATCCAACAATCATAAACTTGCCCATGCTGTCTAGGCTCTGTTTGGTAAAGTAACCATAGCTGCTCATAACACCAAACAATACGGCCGCACCCATGAATGCTGACACAATACTGCCCATGGTAAACACAGCAAAGATCATAGCAAAACTCAATCCCATCAATGCCGCAAAGCCATGTAGGCATAACTGTGCCACACCCTTGCTGGGATTATTTCCCAGCACCATGGCAACACCAAAAATAGCTGCAAGTGGCGCAAAAATTACAATCCACTTTAGTACACCTGTAAAAAAGAATTCAAGCAACTCTGGGCTTGATCCCACAAAATAACTCACTAACATTGACACAATAACTGCCAGGCTCATGTTGCCGTAAACACGACCCATTGCCGAGTTAAGTTCTTCGGCTGAACGGTATGAAACAATACCGTGGTTAGTTGCAATATCAAACATTTTATTCTCCTTGATTCTATTTTTTCCCAAACATCCATTTTTTCTTGGCAGGTGCCTGGGGCACTGGTTTAACTGATGGTTCTATGTGCTGCTGGGGTGGCTCTGGTTCAAGCATTTTCTTAAACAATAGAATTACCCGATCCTTTTCTCGCTCAGAAATTATTCTAACAGCTTCTAGTTTGCCTTCGTAGCTTTTGGCACTTTCTAAAAAACCGTCGGGCACTGCGAGCTTTTTCTTTTTGGGTTTTAGTGCATCTAACTTTTTCTTAAACTCTTCTGGGGTGTCTTCTGTGGACATGATTTTTGTTTCCTATAGTATAGCGAGATTACCCCGCTATACTATGTATCAATTAACCATGGCCTTTCATACTCAAGCAGATGTCATAGAACTCTTTCTTCAGTGCAGGATCATCATTGAACGCACCCATCATTATAGCAGTGGTCATGTCTGACTCATGTTCACGCACCCCGCGCATGGTCATGCAGTGGTGTTCGGCTTTGACCAACACAGCAATATGCGGAGTCTTGGCATACTGCTTGAGGGCGTCGGCAATTTGCGTGGTCATTTCTTCTTGAATCTGTGGACGTTCGGCAATGTGATGCACTAGTCTATTGAACTTGCTGAGCCCAATCACTTCTTGATCAGGCACAATGCCCACCCAGCAACGACCCACAATGTTTTGAAAGTGGTGAGCACAGGTAGACCTTATGCTGATAGGACCTGTGGTGTAGAGACTTTTATAGCCCATGTTGGGAAAGGTTGTGACTTTGGGCACTTCCCGATAGCGACCAGAAAACGTTTCACGAATGAACATTTTAGCAACTCTATTGGCTGTGTCCTGTGTGTTGTGATCATGATCAATATCAATCACCAAACTAGTCAACACAGCTTCAAGTTTGCCTGCAACTTCGGCCTGAAGTTCATCCAGCTCACCTTCGCCAATGAAGTCGGCAATGTTGTCGTTGCTGTGGAATCTCTGCTTGGCTGCCAACAGTCGTTGCCTAATTTTAACACTGGCAGGCAACTTCATGTTTAGATGTTCTTCATCATTGCTGTAATACATTTTTTCATATACCATTTTATCTCCGAGTTTTAGACGTGGATGTCTATAGATTGATTATATAGGTTATTTAGATCTGAAGTCAAATTTTTATTCTTCAAACCCAGATTCCCAGCTCAGGGCACCTTTTTTAGGCAACGCCCAGCCCACATAGGTTTGGATACGCTCAAGGTCTTGCCGACTCCTCAAAGAACACAACTCGTTGGCAAAGTGTAGCTCAACTCCATGATGCAATGCCAGCTCCAGCAATTCGTTTCTACGATTAACATTGTCAGACAAAGAAAACATCGAGCACAACACAATGCCAGTGGGACGTTGTTTGATAAAGTATTCTAGGCTGGGCTGCCACCAGGTATGCTCGTTTTCAAATTGATAATCATTGTAACTGATGTTGTATTTGCGGCAGTAGTCTTCAATTGTGGCACGTTGCATTGGCAGAGGAATTCCCCGGCTCCAGTTGCTCTCCCATCCCGAGTAAGTGACAAAGGTGGCATTTGAGTAGTTGGCTTCTTTGCTGGCTTCGTGGTCGCCGGGCAATCTAAAAAATCCACCTGGTACCTTTCTGCCGTACTCTTCACCTTCGATCAAAATACGCATATCAAGACTCACACGAGTGTAGCCTTCTTCGTTGTTGACATTGCCATGCAAGTGTTCTTGAAAGAACAAATGACTTTGTCCCGGCGACAAAGTCACTGGCCAAGCGTGTTTCAAACATTCATCTTCAAACCGTTCTAGATCCCAATGTTGTGCCAAAAATCGGCGTGTGATATCACGACTTTCATCAAGCCCCATGATCCACATGGTGTTTGTACCACCACACTTGGTAAACGGAGTCCAGATAGTTCTGCAGCCGCGGCCGTTGCCAACAAACACACCTTGATGAAACTGTAATCGACGCCCTGCCCGGGCTTGATCAGGTATGACTACTCGTAGTGTACCTTGTCTTTGTATCAAAAATCTACGACCTTCAATTCTGCTGGGCACGTACTCTTTGGCAAACTCATCAAACTTTTGCATGAAGTCAAGTCGATTGCAGGCCTGATGTATGTATTGACTTACCCGGACTATTTCGCTGGGCTCTAGCACCAGGTGTATGGTTTCAAGTTCTTTGATTTGAGGGAACTTTTCTTGGATCACACTCAATGCCCAGCCCGGCCAGTTGTACTTTTCTAGATCATACTCTAGTGTTTTGTTATCCCAATGTTCTTTGCCTATTATCATACTATCTCCGTTGTAACTAGATTTTTCAACAAGCCCTTGCGACGAGTTTGATAAAAATTGAGCTCAGAAGTCATGCCTTTTTGTGGTTGAATCTGATAAACTAACTCATTGTGCTCTTGTGTTATTATATTATAATCTGCTGATATAATCAACGGGTACTGGCTATCTTCGTTGAATAAAAAATTGTATTGCAACTCAGACACCCAGGCTGGCAATGTCACACACTTGTTGCCAATCTCCAGTGCCAGTTCATATGCTGATTCGCGGTGCTGATACATAAAGCCATAGCTCACACTGTGCAGCGCATGTCCACCATTTTTTATATCAGCAAATGACAAAATCTCACCAGTTGTGAGATAGTGCCTGACAACTTCTTTTGTTTTGGAAAAATGCTCGCCCAATTTTGGATCATCAGACAATTTTTCAAAGAGCCTGTTGTAATAATCTTTGTAACTGATATCATGAGCACCACGCAGATACCGACTGACAACCTGACTATAGCCACCAATGTGAAAATACAGTATCATCCATCCGTACATGTAGGCAGTGACCATGTCGTCGGTGCTCATGGTATTGGTGGCATTGATTAACTCAATGGTTTCCTGAATTTCTCTGCTGTCATTGGCGTTGTACAAGGGCATGTAGTCTTTGGCCACAACAGACTCAATTCCATACTTGCGACGATATTCGGGCTGTCCCATTTCACTGTTGATCAGAATCTGCGTAAACCACATGTCAATCAAACTGTGTTGTCCAACTTCCAACAATGCATCAAACCCATCAATCCATGTTTCAAGTGTTTCATTGGGCATGCCAAGAATGAGTTCGGTGTATGTTGGAACATTGTGTTCAGCACCCAGAGCCAACAGTTCACGCATGTTGTTGATGTCCATGTTGCGTCGTTTGATAGCATCCAACGTGTCTTCGTTCATGCTCTGTACACTGACAGTGACCCCACGGCCTAAACTGCCAATAGTTTGTGCAATTTGAAAAACTATTTCTGTGGAATTTTTAGCATATTGAAAATTTACTCCTTCCAACACGCCGCCGCGATCTGCTGCATCCCGGACCATCCGGGCTATTTCTAAATCACGTTCTTTGAATATTCCCATGTTGGCATCGGCGCAAACAATGTATTTCACTGGTTGGGTTACAATCCATTCTAGTTCTTGTTTGATTTTACCAAGCTCGAACTTTTTAATTTTGCTGTACGTAAGACTGCCCCAATCACAAAAAGTGCAACTGTAAGGGCAACCTCGATTGGTTTCCAAGGTCATGGCCCAGACCACATCTGGATTGTTTTTAATGATGCCATCAAACACGCCAGTGGTGTAAGGGCTGGGGATTTCTAGATTGTTTAGTCTGCGTTTGTTGTAAAATAGGTCAACCGGCGCATCAGTTATCAAAGTTCTCAACAAATCCAAGAAGTTTTCTTCGCCTTCGCCGCGCACAAAACTATCAATGAACTTGTACTGTGTCATGCCGCCGTGTGTCTGTGGCCCACCAAACACAATTACAGTGTTGGGCCATTTGTTTTTGATTGCTTCGGCCGCATGCAAACACCAACGTTCATTCCAGACATAGCAACTGAATCCGCATACAACAGGGTCTATCAGTCGATCAAGAATTTCATCAACTGACTCACGTCTAAAAATTATATCAGCCAGTTGAAAGTTTGCCGTGATGTCGGAGAACTGTGCAACGTAACTCCAGACACAGCCTGCGCTGTAAGGAAAATAACAATTGATTTCGTTTCTTACATCAACTGCATACTGGGGCTGAAACAAGTACACATTCTTCACTGTCGAATCCCAGTTATCTGTATAGTGTATCTGTTGGCACTGCCAAAGTTTGCAGCAATATGTTTGGTGGTGCCGGACCACGATACCCAGTCACCTGCTTGCCAGCCATCAAATGATTGTTGATCACAGTGAAAAATATGACCCATTTGCCAGTCTGTGAGAAAAATCAAAACTCTCTGTATGGATTCTATGTCAGTGACATTGTTGTTGCTGCTGTATCTGGCATACAAGTCTCCATGCAAAGGTTGAATCATGCCCGGCTGCATTCTGTGTATCACCGTAAATTTATTGGCTAGATGCGGCCAAGGGTTGCTGTTCCAAAATAATTTTTCATCCACTGAATCGTTGACATCCATTCCTATTAGATCCCAGTAAATCCGAGTGCTGTCAATATTGTCCCAGATATAGGCATCGGCACCGCCATTATCAAAGTCTTTGATACTGCGATGTCGAAACGTCATGGATTCTAGTGCATGCTGAGACCATGTTGCTTCTATATGGCCCTGTGTGATCATTATTTTTTATCCAGTTGTTTGCGCCAAATCTCAATGGTGCGATCTAAGCCTTGATCAAGACTGACCTGAGGTTGCCAACCCAGCAATTTATGAATGAGATTGTTGTTGCTATTTAACCAGTAAATTTCACCAGGGCGGCGCGGCTTTGAGTCCCAGTATATTTTGCCTTTCCAATTGAGTTTGTCAGCAATCATCTGTGCGTACTGGTCAATTCTAACAGGGTTGTCTGGGCCCAAGGTAAGAATTTTGCCGTCGTTTACAAGCTCTGGACTCTCGATAACTCTTGTCCACGCATCCAGCAAGTCGTTGATAAAAATAAAATTTCTATAGGGAGTTTTGTAACCCAAAAAACAATCACTGGGGTTTTTTAACATCTGAGTTATAATTTGTTCGGTCACAAAAAAATCATTGTCACGCCGTCCATAACTGTTGGTTTGTCTGATAGCAGTAAACGGTAACCCAACTGCTCGATGCATGTATTCTAGATATTTTTCAACTGCAAACTTAGCCACGGCATAGGGTGCATTGGGATGAGCCTCTGTGGTTTCATCAAACGCCACTGATTGGTTGACTTTGCCATGCTGTTTGACTTCGTCGCTGATGGGCTGCCAGCCGTACACTTCCATGGTTGAGGCAAAAACAAAGTTTTTTAATCCATTGACTTTGGCCGCGGCTTCTATTAGATTGACTGAGCCAACATAGTTGACTTGACTGAAATCAGTTTGTTCGTAAAAACTGCGTTCTACTTCTGTTCTTGCCGCAAGATGCACAACAACGTCAGGTGCTTGATCCACAAGTTCCGCTTCTACTGCTGCAAAGTCCATGAGGTCGCTGGTCATGCTGTGGACTTCGTGATTGTTACTGAGTATTGGAACCAGGTGCGAGCCAATAAATCCGGAAGCTCCGGTGATAAAAATTTTCATAATATGATTAGTTTCCTACAATCTGGATAGGTGTGATGAGTAACTGCACCCGTGAAGTATTTAAGGCGGTCCGTGCCCTGCTCACAAAGTTCTAGTGTGGGACAATAGTGCCAGCCCTGTGTGAACTGAGGTTGATTTTGCCAGGGCGATACCCGCAGATCTCTGCCATCGCTGCGCCAACGGCTTAAAGTTTCATACGCATCAACATCGTCCAACAACACAGCACCACCACGCCCCAGATGCAAAGGCTTGCTAACTCCAAAACTTACACACTGCATCTGTCCGGCGCGGTACATGCCACGTTCTAATCTTCTAGCACTGTCCCAAATTGTAGTTCCGTGCAATTGATACTCACCAGTCCATGTTTCGGGAGTTAATTTATAGTCAATGCCTAGATTACGCACAGTCATTGGTACCGACAGATAAGTGTATGCAGTGAATTCACAATGACTGGGCGTTTGATAACGCAGACAAAGCTCAATGGCATGTGTACAACAATCTGTGACTACCGCGTAAGGTGAACCAGCAAAGTCGGCCAACTCCTGCTCAAACTCAAACAGTGAGCTAAACCCGCTCATACCATTTCCATGCATGTTGCACAATTTGTTCTAAACCATAGTTTGGTTTCCAGCCAGTGATTTTATTAAATTTGTCAGACATAGCAGTCAGCACAGCAGGATCTCCGGGTCTTCTTGGCCCATATTCCATGGCAATTTCTTTGCCAACAACCTGACAGGCCGTGTTGTAAACTTCAAGATTGCTGAATCCTTGCCCAGTGCCCAGGTTATAGCAATCACTGGGCACCAATGATCGGTCTATGGCCATTATGTGTGCATCAACAATGTCACACACATGAGTGTAATCACGCACACAGGTACCATCTGCAGTTTCATAATCATTGCCATAGATTGTAAATGTTTTGCCTTGCCGATGCTGCTCAAGCATTTGTGCAATGATATGAGTGGCACCAAGTCGTTGCCCGTGTAATTGATCTGGGTCTGCACCTGTGGCATTGAAGTATCTAAAACACACATGGTCCATGTCGTATGATCGAGTGTAATTTTTAATCATCCATTCGCCAATGAGTTTGGTTTCTCCATAAGGAGAGATTGGGATTTGAGGATCTTCCTCGGCAATGGGAGTCATAATAGGATTGCCGTAAGTACTGGCACTGCTTGAAAAAATCAGTCTACAGTCTTTTAATCTAGCACCCATACAATCCAACAGCTTCTTTAAATTAACCACATTGTTCTGATAGTATACTTCGGGGTCTGTCATGCTGGGCCCTACCAAACTCTGAGCAGCGCAATGTATGATGGCAGTGGGCTGATTGGCTACAGATATCAAATTCAAAGCAGTTTCGGATTCAAACGGGAAGTGATGAAATCTAAACGTATCTTCAAACTTTTTACAAAAGGCAATCAAGTTAGCCGGCAAAGGCCGTATGTCAAATGCTACCACTCTATAGCCTTGTTGCAGTAGTTTAATAACTGTTTGGCCACCTATGTAGCCTGATGCTCCGGTTACAACAACAGTTTGTGTCATAGTTCAATTTTCCTTACAGGGTATTTTGCGTTTGTCACATGATCACGATATCGATTTCCTACTCGTTCCCAGGTTCTGCCTTTCCAACGTTCGTCTGTCTGGCCATATTCAATAATATCACAGATACGATCAATGGTACCGTTGTTCCAGTCCGAGATCAGTCCCATGTTGTGATGTGGTTGCTTCAACAAGTTAGTTAACTTATGGAAGGCATCATCAATACTCCAAAGCACGTACAGACGGTCCGGATCGTTGGCAAAGGTTTCGGGGAATGATCGGTATGCAGGATAAAGTACATTCGAGCCGAGAGTGTCTGCTTCCGATACGGTGTTTGACACCCAATCCTGAAGAGCGCAATTGAACAGTACTCTAGTACTGTTAAGCAATCCGTAATAGTCGTTTTTACTGAGATTTTCATAGATTGTAAGTTGTCCTTGACTAGCCATTGATCTTGCACGGTCGACATAGGCATCATTGTTTGATCGCAACGGCCCGCCAGAGTAGATACAAAACTCAACCGGATACGGACCTTGACGATGCCACATTTCAATCAAGTCCATGTAAAAATCAGGTTGCTTCTCTTGATCAAATCTTGCTGCAAAGCCCACACGCATTGGACGTTGATCAAATGGTGTAATGTTTTCAACGCCACCAATACGTTCCAACACTTCTTCTTTGCCAAATGCTAGACCTGATATGTTGAACAGTCTAGCATCCCAGCCGGCAATTTTCATGTGTGCTACCATTTCCTCGTTGGTGGCCAGCACGCCTGTCACAAACTCATTCACCATCTTTTCATATGTTGACATCCACTTCGCCATGTTCCACACATGTACAAAATCATCAGGGTCAATGGCCTGTGCAAGACAGCGAACAAAAATACGAGGACGCTGACTCCAATGCACTTGATCCAAAATATAAGGCAGACTTTCGATGCCGGGCTGAAACATGTCTTCAAAATAGATAACATCTTCATCAGTGACATCTCCATTCTTCATCATCTGCACTAGATTCATCATCTGACTCATGGAAAAATAACTGCGTCCATGTGCATCCAACACCTGTCCTACATTGATAGCCTGAGTGTTGTCAATGGTCTGTCCTGGCACGTACACTACGTCGTAGCCACGTTGTTCAAACACTCGACGATTCCATTCGGTCAGTTGCAGTGTGTAGCGGGCTTCGTAACTTTCCAGTCCCATATAAAATAGTTTACGCATTTATTGTTCCTTGTATAAAATTGTCCAATTTCTCGGCCCAGACACGATTCGCTTGTATTCCGGGATGAAGACCATCAGTGTCAAACCAGTTGTTTTTTTCAGCGATGTCCGAAATATTATCATCAATGCAGCAGCAATGCCAGTCTATCATTTTACACAATGCTGTGTGTTTTTGCAACCTTTCAATGTAGTTTTGATAGAATGTAAAAACATACGGCACCTGCATTTGCTTGAGTGTGTTCTGCAGTGCAATGACCTTTTGCAAAAATCCATATTCAAACTGCAGTGAGTCTTGATATCTATACACTGCATCAAATGCTCGAGATTTGCGCATAGCAGACTCGCCATTGTAGTGCCCGCAACTAAAAATCCAATCTTTCTCCACTGAGTCTTGATCGTTCACAGGCTCAATGACCTTTTCCGGCCAGTCGTTTTGTTGACTTTGATAGCGACTGGTATATCTACTTAGATCAAACTGATCAGGCTCGGCAATTTTCATATC